CTCTTCCACCGGGTCAAGGCGACCAGAGCGGTCCTTGGCCGGGTAGCCCCACTGATTGAGCGTGTGGCACACCAATGCGCGGTAGCTGCTGCCGTCGCCAGCCTTGACCTCGGCCAACGTGACCACCTCATCAACGATGCCGGGCAACTCCAGACCAGTCTTGGAGCCATCGATCTGCAGCGTGAAAACCCGACGGTTGAAATCGTCCAGGGCCTCGTTGAGAATCCCGACGAACCACACGTTCTTGCGACGCGTGTGTTGCAGGTGGGTCAGCCAGCCGATCATTTCCTGGCCCATCAGGCCGTAGGCGCCACGGCTGTCGGGCTTGCCGGTCTTTTCGGAATAGGCCTGCGGCTGGCCCTTGCACCATTGCAGGCACAGACGGCCGGCCACGGTGATCGAATCGACGAACACGGTTTCGTACTTGTCCAGCACGGCCGGATCACCGAAGCGCTGGCATACCGCCTGGTAGTGGGCTTCGCTGTAAGGTTGGTCCTCACGGAGCGCCGGATTGGGGCCGCCGATGAACACGGCGAAGTCGCGGCATTCCTGCCAGGTGCGGGGACGGATGGTGTCGCCGGCATAGCCTTCGACGGCCAGATCGCCGGCCTCCAAATCGAAGAACAACGTGGATGCCGGGGGCAGCGTCCAGAGCTGAGAGGTCTTGCCGATGCCGGACTTTCCGACGAGCACGCCCTTGACGCCACGGCGCTCAGCCAGGCGTTGGTCTGCGGTGATGATGGGAAGGCTCATTTCGACACCTCCTCGAACTCATCACCGAAAAACACCTCGGCCACGGTGTTGGTCCCAGCAGCGCCACGCTTGCGCGCCTGCTCATACAGTTCACGCAGCCCGCTCAAGCCACGACGTGCCTTGGCAACCTGGGCTTCGATGCCGACGATGGCAAAGGCTAGGTCGTCCAGCGTGGCGTCCTCGAGCGCGACGGTCATGTCATCGGGACGATGGCCATCAAGCGCCGGAACAAAGATTTCTTCAGGCAGCTCGCGCACGTACCATTCGGGACGCTCACGCAGCTTCTGGACAGTGGTTTTCTTTTTGAAGAACATGGCAATTACTCCTTCATGAGGGCGAGGCGGTACGAGGGCTTGCCGGTCTTGACGGTGCGGGCAGCCTCGAATGCGGACTTAAGGGTTTCGGGCCAGGCGTTGAACTTGGTCTCGCTCACGCGATAGGTGATCTCGACGTACTGCCTGGGGTCATCACCGCTCTCGGAAATGCGACGTGTCATGTCGGCCAGGCGGGGCTGGTCCCACTCGACTTTCTTGGGCAGATCTGCAGTGACGCGCACATCGCCGTCATCGAAATGCACGACCCCGGTGTCCTTGCCAGCGTCGTGGCGTAGGTTGCGGGCGCGCTCGCCCCACTTGAAGTCGATGGCCTGATCGATGTGATCACTCAGTGCTTTGCCAGCGGCCAACAAATCAGCGGCGGCGTTCTTGATGCTGAAGAGCAGTTCAGCCGGTTGCTGCGCCAACGTGCCTGCCGGGGTGGCCAGCACCTGTTCGGGCGTGAAGGTCAGATCGGTGCTCATGCCGCACCTCCGATCACTTCACGCGTGGATGTGCTCCGGCGCAGGCTGTCGACTTCGAAGGCTTCGATGTCTTCGATCCGATAGCGGACCTGGCCTTGCAGTTTGAGGAAGACGGGACCGATGCCCTCGGAGCGCCAGCGCTCCAGGGTGGCCTCGCTCAAATCCCAACGTTCGGCAAGCTGCCGCTGGTTGAGATGACGGACGGGTTCTGAGGGTTGCAATTGAATCTCCTTGAAGGTGAAAAAGGCTCTGTTTCGTGCGGCTTGGGAGCCGCGCTAACCAGTGCTTGCAGTTTTTCAAGGCAGGTTCTGGAACCCGTTCGGCAGATTCGGCAGACAGGTTCTGCAAACCAAATTCGTGCGAACAAAATGCAAAAAACCCGGCTTCCTGCGGACAGGAACCGGGTTCTGGGAACGGGATGGGAGGGATTTAGCGGGTCAGAATAGGTCCGCGTCCTCAGGGTGAATGATCAACTCGTAGACCTTGTCGCCGGGCACATACCTGACGAAGGCTTTGTAGACCTCGTTGTTCCGGCCGAAATACTTGGCCGGCTGAAACGGAAATGCATCGGAGCCGCATCGATCGGCGATTACCTTGCCTTCCAGGCGATGGGCGTGAGCATCCATCAAGGCCAACAGAATCTTCTGCTGCATTCCTTCCAGTTCGTACTTCACGCCATCCACATAGGCCCACCCTTTGTGACGGACATGGCGCAACGATGTGACTGGTGCCGGTTCTTTCTCGGGCTGAGCAACCGTGACCTCGGCCCTGTCATCGAAGAAGAGGAACACGTTCTGCGACATGCGCGCAATGGCGGCCAGATTCTTGATGTCGTATCCCACCAGCGGAGAGCCATCTGGCAAAGGCACATCGGTGCTGGTGATAATCTTGGCGGATTGGGCGGCATTGTCGGAACGGATCTGATCCAGCAGGTGACGCGCCACGGTGTGGTCATTCAAGTGCCGCGCGAAATACCATGTCTGCGCTTTGCCACGCTTGTGCTCCTGCACACCCAGGCGCCACGAGATGTCGTTGTCGATGGCCTTGCGATTGGACGGCGTCAATTCCAAGCTGCTGACCATGCGATCGATAAAGCGTGACAGGCTGACCGTGTAAGTCTGGAGCAGCGCGCGATCGGCGTCGACTTCACCGCACTCATCGCAATAAAGAAGGACCTGGTCGACACCCACGGGACGGACGACGCGGGCCATCTCGATCCGGCAGTCAGGGCAAGTGACGTAGGAAAGTGCAGGCCCGAGCACCAGCAGGCGTTCACGAACAAGCTCGTGGCCACCCTCGCCGAATTCTCCACCGAGCAATGCCGCACCGTTGATCGTTGGTTTAGATTGCTCCAGCAGGCGGCAAAGCACTCCCGTGGCATTGACCAGCTTGCCGCTCAAACTGCTGCCTCCTCAGCTTCGATCACATTGAGCGACTGCAACACGGCATTGGCGATGGGCTGATTTTTTTCGGACAGGTTCTTGATGGTGGACGACCCGGTCGAGTACAGGTCGAAGCTGAAACGCTTGGGCTTCTGGCCATCCACCGGTGCCAAGTACACGATGACCGACGCCCCGTCGAGGTTGTACTCGGTCTCGAATGAATGCTGGATCTTGAGCGTCTTGCGGGCCAGTTCGATCGCGTCATCCTGATCCTGCTCTGCCGATGCCTCAATACGAATGGCAACGCCCGTGCTGCCGCGTGGCCGGAACTGTGCGCGGCGCAGACGGATTTTCTCGACCCCAAGGGACGACAGATCATCGAAGGTCTCCAGGCCTTCGCGCAGTTCATTGAGCTTGAAGCGGGTCTTCTCGATTTCCTCAGGCTGGATCTCACGGCCAACCACATGCTTTCCGAACAACTGCAGCACGGTCTGGTGGTTCTTGGAACCGCCCTTGACCACGCTTTCGATAACGCCAGTAGCCGGCTGGTAGACAACGGCCGTTTCCAAGGCGATGCGTGTGGTCTGCCGGTTGAACTTGTTTTCGGTGAAGTGCGTCAGCGCCGTGATCGGGCCTTCCACATAGATGGTCAGCTGCACACTGCCATCAGCAGCATGGACGCTCTGCTCAATGTGGGTGCTTTTGCCAGCGCCAGATTTTTCGAATAGCTTGGCCACCTCATGGCTGAATGCCTCCAGCCTCTCCCGCTCGTTGGTCAGGTCCAGGCCAGCCTCGATGCGGTGCTTCTTCCAATACTTGCCGTTGGCCTTCGCCTGGAAGGCCAGATGCAACTCAACGTCACGGAACAAGTGATCACGGGCGTGAAACACCCACAGCGCCTGTTCGCGCGGGTCACGACTGGCAAAAGCATCCAGCGCCTCCTGATCCGCAGCGCACGCCGTATGAAATTCATTACTGGCCAGATCGTTGGACAGCAGATGCACGCGTCGCAAGTCGTCATGCCAGAGGTGCAAGTCTTGCCCAAGCGCGGACTTCTCCTCGTCGGACATGCCGTCTGCACCCATCGACGCATGCAGCGCTTCGATGGCCGCATTGACCATGGCAGGCAAGGTCTCGGGCGGACTATCCCAGTCAATGGTCAGGCGGGGAGCAATCGGATGCGCGTCCGTGAACTCGCGCAGCGTGGGCATCGAGACATGGCGCAGAAAGTGGGCGGGAGAAAAGATTTTCAAAGTGATAGGTCCTCATTGGTACTTGCGCACAAGGCCAACCAGGACGCCAAAAATCTCGAGCTTGCCGTTGGGCCGAATCACTGGGTAATTCGGATTGGCAGGCAACAGGTGATATCCGTCTTTGTCTCGTGCAAGTGTTTTTAGAGTGAATTGGTCATCAACGACCGCGACCACGATGTCTCCCTGCGTGGCTTCGGTCTTGCGCTCCACGACGGCCAGATCGCCGTCATGAATGCCGGCGTCCACCATGCTGTCGCCCTTGACGCGAATGAGCACTGTCTTGGCAGGCTGCTGAATCAGGAACCGATCAATGGTGATCTGCTCATGTACGTCACTGTCGGCAGAAATAGGCGTACCGGCCGGGACCGGTTGGGTTGCAATGGCCCGGTCAAAAAAGCGTTCGCTTGGCGCCCAGTCCCCATCGGGTGTTCGCTCAAGCATCCCGCCACCCTCCAGTCGCTCCAGAGCCTTCTTGACCGCCGACTTGGAAGCGAAGCCCAGAAGGCTCATCAGACGGGCGTAGGACGGCAACACCCGATGCTTGGCGTAGTAGCCCTGCAGCGTGGCGAGGTATTCGTGATCGTTGATGGCTTTCTTCACGGCACCTATTGTAGAGAACGATCGTTCTCCAAGCAAACATCCGGATACATGTAGAACTTTGAGACTCTTTTTGGTAATGACCCGCATCCTTCCGCGCCGGCGCTAAACCTCCCTCTGGCCCTGCCATGGACCCATGGGGACAATTTTTTCCTTCGATCGTTGAACATCAAGGACTGGCAACCAATGCAAGAAATCAACCGCCGCCCACCCGAATCCATGACCGTTTCAGAGCGCATGGATGAGGTAACTGCCCTGCTGGCGCGGGGCATATCCCGTGTGTGGGATCAATCTGTCGCGAAGTCCGCAAATGCGGCCTCCAAGAGTCATTTAGGACTTGGCTTTAGCGCCCACCAGAGCGTTCATACGGACCCGTCAACCAACGTCACGGAGTCCAAATGACCACCACGCAATCACCCTACGTCACGCCGCCGTCGGTGCTGGCGCAAATCGCCGGATTGCCCGACCTGTCGATGCCCGACATCAAGGCGCTCTGGAAAGACCTGTTCGGCAAAGACACGCCGACCCACAACCGCCAGTTCCTGGAGCGCCGCCTGGCCTTCCGGCTGCAGGAAATCGAGTTCCGCAAGATCGATCGCAACATGGTCGACCGCAACAAGCGCCGGATCCAGGCGATCATGGATTCGGGCCAGAACAAGAAACTGGAACGCGACTTCCATCTGATGGCTGGCACGCTCCTCACCCGCGAGTACCAGGGCAAGGAATACCAGGTCATGGCAACGGTCGACGGCCAGTATGAATTCGAGGGGCGCCCGTACCGCAGCCTCTCGCGCATCGCCAAGGAGATCACCGGCACGGCATGGTCCGGACCGGTTTTCTTTGGGCTGAAGGCCAACGCACCGTCTAAGCCTTCCGCGAAGAAGGGAGCACGCAAATGAGCGAGGTTCTCAAACGCCGCCAGCGGTGCGCTGTGTACTGCCGCGTGTCCAGCGATGAACGCCTGGACCAATCCTTCAACTCCATCGATGCCCAGAAGGAAGCCGGACACGCCTACATCGCCAGCCAGCGCAGCGAAGGCTGGATCCCGGTAGCTGACGATTACGACGATGGTGGCTTCTCTGGCGGAAACATGGAGCGGCCCGCCCTGCGCCGATTGATGACCGACATTGAGGACGGCCGCGTCGACATCGTGGTGGTCTACAAGATTGACCGTCTCACTCGCAGCCTGGCCGACTTCTCCAAGATGGTCGAGGTGTTCGAACGTGCCGGAGTGTCCTTCGTTTCGGTGACACAGCAGTTCAACACCACGACCAGCATGGGCCGGTTGATGCTCAACGTGCTGCTGTCCTTTGCGCAGTTCGAGCGGGAGGTGACCGGAGAGCGCATCCGCGACAAGATCACGGCGTCCAAGCGCAAAGGGATGTGGATGGGTGGCGTTCCACCCTTGGGTTACGACGTGAAGGACCGGCGCCTGATTCCCAACGAGCGCGAGGCCAAGATCATCAAGCACATCTTCACCCGGTTCGTGGAACTAGGGTCCACCACCAAGCTCATGAAAGAGTTGCGCATGGACGGGGTCACGTCCAAGGCCTGGACCACCCAGGACGGCAACGTCCGCGAGGGCAAGCTGATCGACAAGGGGCTGATCTACAAACTCCTGGGCAACAGGACCTACCTGGGCGAGTTGCGGCACAAGGAAGAATGGTTCAAGGGCGAGCACCAGCCGCTGATCGAGCCCAGTACATGGGAGGCCGTGCAGTCCGTCCTCAAGGTCAGCCCGCGCACCCGGGGCAACAACACCCGCGCCACCATTCCCTTCCTGCTCAAGGGCATCGTCCAGGGCGCAGATGGGCGAGCCTTGACGGTGGCCTGGAGTCGCAAAGGCACCGGCAAGCTGTACCGGTACTACATCCACACGCGAGAGAACAAAGAGCACGCCGGTGCGTCCGGTCTGCCACGGCTGCCGGCAATCGAGCTGGAGGCCAACGTGGTGGCGCAGATGCGCAGGATCCTGCGCGCGCCCGATCTCAAGACCCGGGTGGCAGCACTGATAACGGCCCGGGATCCAGAGGTGGATGAAGGCAAGGTGTGCATTGCCATGCTGCAGATCGACAAGATCTGGGACCAGCTATTCCCGGCAGAGCAAGAGCGCATCGTCCGCCTGCTGATCAAGAAAGTGGTGGTCACGCCCCACAACATCGAAGTGCAGTTCATGCCGAATGGCCTGGAGCGGCTAGCCGCTGAATTGAATCTGCCTGCCCCCAAAGAAGCAGTTGAGGTGACCGCATGAACGAGATCACGATCAAGGCGACCGGGGATGCCGATGTGGTCAGCGCCAGCAATGGCAGCATGAACGTGACCATCCCGATCAGGATCATCCGCCGTGGCCGGCGCAAGGCTGTGACCCTGCCGGACGGCACCGCCGTGCAACCGCGTGCGTGGGATAACCAGCCCACCCCGATGCAATTGGCCTTGGTCCGTGGGCATCGATGGCTGGCCATCCTGGAGTCCGGCAAGGCGAGGAATCTGGCCGAGGTTGCCGAGATGGAAGGGATGGACCGGGCGTACGTAAGTCGGATGGTGAACCTCACCACGCTGGCACCTGACATCGTGGCTGCCATCCTGGACGAGTCATTGCCGGACCACGTGACCTTGTTTGACCTGGCGTCTGGCACGCCGTTGCTGTGGGATGAGCAGCGGGCGCTGCTGTGCTTGTGATCTACCAAGCGGTTGTGATTTCCGCTCGCCTGTCAACGGTGAAATAAAACCGATCGAATCGTCCACACGTAAGCTGTTGATCTGCTTGGCCCCTGCCGGAGGGTCTTGTGGACTTCGGCCCATTTCCGGGCGCGAGGGATGCAGAGAGAAATGGGCGGAAGAGAGAGAACCGGGCGCAGAACAGGCCTGGTGGTGCGGTTGGCGAAGTCCGCAATATTCCGCACGAACCCGCAACAACACGGGGCAACACGCGTCAACGGACGAAAAAAATCCCCAACTCAGACGAGTT